TCTGTGTCTGAAATGTTACAGATTCATCGAGGTGCAAAGGTTGGTTCTGCATCAACTGAATCTATTATAGGGCGTGATTATTTGTTGCAAACTGGAATTACGTGGGATGATTCGGATGCATTACCATTAACTTTGGCTACAATATCATTACCTCATGACGTATTGGCTGCTGCTGATATTTCTATTAATGGTCTTATTCAGTATCATGCTTTCTTTCGTGGAACATTTGATGTAACTTTTCGAATGAATGCTCCTATACAGTATGCAGGTTTGTTGATAATGATGTATGTACCTGTTGGTATAGATTATACTCACTGTTCCATTTCTACGTGGACTCAGTTTCCTCATGTTTTCTTTAATCCTGCTAGTGAAACAGCAGCTGTATTGAAAATTCCGTGGACTTACGTTACTCCGCTGGAAAGTGTGGATCCTAATGGTTCGTTGCCAGTTATGGGTAGGGTACAGATTTTACCCTGGAATGCATTGCGTATTCCAGTAGGAGGTGCAAATACTTTGAGTGGTACAATATGGTTTAGGGTTAATGAACCGTATATTGGACTTAAAAGAACTCAGCAAGCAATTACGATGGAGATTGTAGAACAAATGGAAAATGTTGTAGGTGGTGGTGACCGACAGGAAGGTACTACTAGTGATTCTGCACTTAAGAAGGCGTCGGAGCAGGATATTTTCCAGGGGCCAGTTAGTACTTTGGAAGGTATAATGGTCCAGGATCATATGCAAATTTATAATTTGTTGAGAAGAATGGATTTTGCTGCTGTTCAATCTTCCACTGTGCCAACTACGGCTAATTGGTCACAGATTTTGAGTTTTCCACCTTTCTTTGGGGATAGACATAATTTTCTGAGAAATTCTTTTTGTTTTTCAAATGGTTCTAATAAGGTGACTTATATAGTACCTGTTGGAGCTAATAGGGGAGTAACTTTGGCTACGTTTCCCCAATTTTATGATCTGACTTTTTCGGACGCAATTGTTAGTACTACAGCACCTATAAGTGATGTTAGTGCTTTTTATCAAGGTTCGTCTGTGTGGAGACCTGGTTTGGCTTTTGAGCATACAGTTGAAATACCTTTTTATCATAGGGATCCTGTTATTAGTATTCCTAGTACTACTATTGTTTCTCAAGGTGAGTACGCGAATGTAGTTTTGGCAGCAATTAATAACGATACAGCAACGGAAATTTTTACTCAAATTGGTCATACTATTGGAGATGACTTTAGATTGTATTTTCCTATAGCTTATGGATTGTTTCAAGGACCAACTCCTACTTTTAGTGGTAGGAAACGTAAGGTTCTTGTGGAATTGGGTGATATTAGTGCTGGGGGTTGGCAACCAGCTAATCCTCCTGTAGCTCATAAATTGGTTGATGTGGATGATAAGGAACTTCAATTGGGACATGCCAGGGTTGTGAAGTTGCCCACCCTGCAAACGGTTCCAAAGGCTGTAGTTGATACTATAGTTCAGCATGTTTCTAAGATAACAGGTATTCCTGAGAAGCATGTTAGAGAGGTAGGTACTCATGCTATGGGTATGAGTTTTAAACAGAAATTGGATAAGTGGTTTAATATCTTTTGGCATGGTTTACAAGATAGTTATAGATTGGGTGGTGCATCGTCAATTGGGCGACGGAGAAGGGCACCTGAATTTGAAGGTGATGACGGGTTAGTTTGTATGGATCCTTTATGTAGTGGGTGGCCAGAAAGTTATGTTTTGCCCATGAAGAAGGATGATAGTGATCATGAAATTATTGACTATGACAAAGTTAGAGTTTATCGTGAGAAAGTTTTTACTGATGAAGAAGTGCGTACTTTTTTGCAATCTCTTCCGCGTAAATTTAAAACCCTTACTGAGGCTGATATGAGGGGTCCAATAAGAGAAGAAATGCCAGGTATGGGTGGTTTTACAGGTGTGACGACGAATACTCAGGTTATATCTCAAGCTTTTCCTTCCATTGCAACAGTTGGTGTAGTAAATACTTTTCAGTTGAGTGCAACTGCAATAATTACTTCTACTGTAGTTACGGATGTAGTTGATATTACGTATACAGTGGGGAACGTTACGGATGCATTTGCTTTTATTCAAACAGTTTCTGCTGTTAGTAATATACCAACCGTTATTAATATGACGTTTCCAACAATACCAACTAATGCTCTAATTGATGTTACGATTACAGCAATAGGTACAGGGGTGGTTGAGCATGCAGTATCTATGGGGGTCTATGTTGCATCATCATTGGTGGGGACTGTTCCAGTAGTAATAACAGGACAGCCAATTCAGGTTACTGAATATGCCAATTTAGAATTGTTACGTGATCCCTGGAATTCTTCTTTTGAATCATTATTAGGTGACGTAGAGATAGATGGTCCTATTATAGAACAAATGGAAGAAGAGTGGAGTGATGCGCCAGGTGATGCTATGGTTGATCCTAAGGATATGGAAGAAGCTGATGTATTTGCTGACTCGTTGTGTGATAAGATGACACGTTATGCAAGTGCTATAGGAGAAAGGTGTAATCCTATAGTGTTTTTTCGTGATACATTTGAGAGTATACATGAATGGTGTACTAACAAATGTACTGTAAGAGCAGTAGAACATGTGAAGAGTAGGTTGTCGATTGTGACGGATAATGTGCTTGATAGAATATTGCCTGTTGTTATATGGATGATAGATTTTGTTGCAAACTTGTATGTAATGTTTACTACTGAATCACCAACATTGCGTACGTTGATGATAACTTCCTTAGCTGCTAAATGTGTGTTAGCTTATCGTTATGGATCCCAATTACTGGACAAACTAGATGAAGTACTTGGGATAAAATATGACGGTATAGAAATGCAGGGACCTGATCCAAAACAAGCAGTCTCTGGTACAGTGGCGACAGCCATGGTTGCAGGAATAGCTACTATGTTAGGGTATAATTTGTGTTCGGCTGATGTTAAAGATGTGCGTAATTTAGCTACGTGGAAATTTGCAGAAGCGTGTGCGTCTTTTTCTAAAGTTGCAGGAGCTGTTCGTAGTATTCCAACACTTTGGACTGCAGCTGATGCAGGAATAAAGGCGGCTATTGCTTTCTTTATTGATGGGCCAGATTGTTTTACTAGTTGGGCTGATAAAAACCATGGTAAGTTAATAAAGTGGCAGATAGATTATGATGATATGAAAAGTGTGAATGCG